CGCGGCCCTCATGGTTGGCAAGGCAAGCGGAAACGATGTATGGATACTGGGTTGTGCCTACCATCTTCGTTGTCGTCAGGTAGTTCTTTAGCGCCTGAATGGGCTGGCAAGTAGTAGAGATTTTGAAAAGCTCACAATACATTTCCAGCGCCTCTTGACCGTAACGGCTATGGTAGTCCGCGAAGGCAAGGGCGACAATTGAGGTCGCAAGGAACCGGTTTGTTTTTCTAAGCTCTGCAATAGTCCGATAAGAATCTTCCATCTCGTAATAGATGGAAAGAGCTGATTCGGGGCTAGGCTTACCCTTGACCGTCATTTGATACCGCTTCGACACCATGGACGCGATATTCTTGTTAACGTTAGTGTTTTGAACAAATTGAACACGGTCGCATAACGACCTGGTGATTCCAGTGTCTAAATACTTCATAACACTTGGATCAACCCCAAACCGGACGGAGGCCCATACCTCTTCTTTCGCCATCGCGATCCCGGCAATCCGATGTTGCCCATCAAGAAGCACCCCTTGCTTAGAAAAGCAAATGGGCTGCGGGTGATCCTCGACCCATTCCCCGGCCCGGATTTGAAGCGCGATGTATCTCGCGCCACCGCCGCGCAATAGGCGGTTTCCGTGGTTGTAGTTTGCCAGAATCTTCTCGGCGTCCTCAGGAGTAATTTTCACCACCAGTTGCTGCGGTGTTTTCCATTCGATCTTAAACAGGCTTCTTGTGTCTCGTTTCATTTTGTTATTTGGTGTAGTGCTTCTAAAATCACGCGTTCGTAGAAATCTTTGTGGCCTCAACCCACGCAAGGAATTCCTCGCGAATAGCGGTTGGCGCTGCGGACCATGCCGCCTTCAAGTTGCCCAACACCCGCCGCTGGTCTTTGAGAATTTCTTCCTTAGAGGGAACCGCTGATTTGCGGGCAGGTTTGGATTCAGGTTGCGCTTGAGGCTTTCCCTGTCCCGGCTTCTTTGCTGCTTCCCTGGCCTTCTTCCCCTTGGCTTTCACCGCTTTAACACCATCAGCGAGGGCGGCGGCTTGCTCATCTGCGGGAAGACTCGAAACCCCCCACGCGGCATTAACGGAAATCTCGCCCGAATCGACGGCTTGCACCAACTCAGGGATGCCATCGCGCTGAACTTTCTTGGCACGGTCCAAGCTGCTTCGGCCAATCTTCATTTGGGCGGCGGCTTCGTCGCGGGTCTTGCCTTCGGGGCTAGATGCACCAATTGGTGCATCTAGATTGTGCCGGTTGGTCCCATGCTTCAAATCCGCCAGCCTCGCCGCGATCATGGACCGCTGCCCATTGGTCAGGTGGCGGCGGTGCAAGTTGTGGGACACCACGAATCCCAGCGGATCGCCGCCGAGGTATTCTTCAAAGGTAGGATCGACCCCGGCAATCTCGCAGGCGCGGTGCCGGTTGCGACCGTCTAGGATCATGTCGTCCAGCGTGGTAATTGGAGTTTGAAGCCCATTCGCTGCAATGTCGGCAGCAAGAGACTGAAGCTCCGCGTCTGGGAGCATCGGGAACAGGTTGGCGTATTCGTGGTGTTTCATGCGTTTGGAAAGTTGGCCCGGGCGGCTTCAATGGCTTTTAGCGCAATAGATCCCTCTCCGCTGTAATCATGGGAAAGGATGTGGATTTCGCATAAAGCGTCCATCAGCGCGGCGCGGTCGGCCTCAAGCAGGCGGGCAAGCGAAGCGTCAACCAGTGGGTCTTCGCCGTAGTGGAAGCGGGTGGCTTGGTGAGCCGGGAACTCGGCGGCATCGGTGATCGGCGTTTTCATCGGTGAGAGTTGGATCGGGAAAGAAGGTTGAAGGCGACAAGGGCGAGGATGGACAAACCAGCCCAGACAAAGCCGGCGGCCAGGATGCTCATGGCGTGGTGAGTTTGCGCCGGGTGCGGCGTGGCTTGCTAGCGGCCTCAATAAGGAGTGAGGCGGCGTTGGCATATGCGGCGGACGCGGTTGGCGAGGCGTTTTTGTAGTCTCTGGCTAGCATGAGCAGGACTGCCTCAAGGTTTGCGATCTGGGTTGGTGTCATGGTAATGAGTGGTTCCCCGCCGCCGCTCGCCGTTACCTAACGACAAGTCACCGGCTGGCGGGGCGGGAAAGGTTAGGCGTTCACAAGCTCAGGCGTCAGCTCATACCAGAGATTGCCGTGAATGCTGATCGTCACGCGCTCGCCGTGCTTGGAAGCCTTGGCGAACGGAAGCCGGTCATAGTGACCTCGTACCCATTCAAGGGCGCAAGACTCGCCTGAAAATCCGTTGTCGAGCGAGTAAGCTTTAGCGGTGTAGCCAGCCAAAAGGATCTCGCGGATGGCTTTAGAGTTGCGGCGGATAGTGGTCATGGTGTCGTTTGGTTGGTGTCGGTTGACAGCCGCACAATCCCCCCGACCGGCTCGCTTGACGAGAAAAAGCGTCAAAAATAGTTGTGTCATACAGCGGGAAAAACTTGACGGGCTAGCGAGGCTTACAGCTCGTAAAGGCGGCACGGCTGGCAAGTTTTTTCGTCAGGTTTATTTTTGCGGGATGCGCCTTTTTTGTTGAGGCGGGACCGGCAGCGGGGTAGCGAGTCCGGCGCATGACAAATACCACTTACGACGACTTCGTTAAAACCAAGGGCCGCAAGGCAAAGTCTCAAGGCTTTGACCCGCTGCCAATCACCGCGCCTCTTTTCGACTGGCAGGCTCACGTCGTCAAGTGGGCGGTCAAGCAAGGACGCGCTGCCTTATTCGAGGATTGCGGGCTTGGGAAAACCCTCCAGCAGCTCGAGTGGGCGCATCAGGTAGCGATGCACACGGGCGGCATGGTGTTGATCCTCACTCCGCTCGCCGTCGCTCATCAGACGATGAAGGAAGCGACGAAGTTTGGAATTGCCGCCAAGGTGGTCAAAGACCAGGACGAATGCGCAGGCAGCGGAATCTTCGTCACCAATTACGAAAAGCTGGAACACTTCGACGCTTCGCAATTTGTCGGAGTCGTGCTTGATGAAAGCTCAATCCTCAAGAACTTCACCGGAAAGACCCGAAAGCTCCTGACTGATACTTTCGCCCATCATCCCTACCGGCTCTGTTGCACTGCTACGCCAGCGCCCAATGACTTCATGGAGTTTGGCCAGCACGCCGAGTTCCTTGGGGTGATGCCGTCGAATGAGATGCTTTCCCGCTGGTTCATCAACGACACGATGAACTTTGGCAGCTACCGACTCAAGGGCCACGCGGAGGCTGACTTTTGGGAATGGGTTTCGGGTTGGGCCGCTTGCGTTTCCAACCCTGAAGATATCGGCTTTGACGGATCGGCTTACGTCCTTCCTCAACTCACCATGACTCCGGTTTTCGTTGAAATTGACGAAACGGAAGGCGCTGACGACGGCGAGCTTTTCCGCAACCCGGAACTGAACGCTACGACGATTCACAGGGAGATGCGGATTTCCTGCCCGGCTCGATGCAAGGAAGCCGCGCGCATTGTGGCATGCACTGACGGGCCGGTTATTGTTTGGTGCAACACGAATTACGAAGCGGACGAGCTGCAAAGGTTGATCCCGGAAGCCATTGAGGTTCGGGGTAGTGACACCTCGGCGCAAAAGGAGTCCAAGCTGGAATCGTTCACGACCGGCTTGTCACGGGTCATCATCACCAAGCCAGGGATCGCAGGCCACGGCCTGAACTGGCAGCATTGCAGCACGGTGGTTTTCGTCGGGTTGACCTACTCATTCGAGGAGTTCTACCAGGCGCTTCGCCGGTCCTACCGATTCGGTCAAAAGCTCCCGGTTACGGCATGGGTGATCCAAGGTCCGAATGAGCAAAGCATTCTTTCCGTGGTCAACACGAAGATTGACGCTCACCGGAAAATGCAGGTCGCGATGAAACAAGCTGCAAAATACCTGAGAAACGAAGACGACAAACAACTGACAATGAAAACTGACATTACTACAAAAACGGGCGACGGGTGGACGGTGGCCAATGCTGATTGCGTCCGCTACGCGCGGTCGCTAGCCGACAACTCGATTGACTTTTCAATCTACTCGCCGCCGTTCGCCTCGCTCTACATCTACAGCGCCGATGCGCAGGACATGGGGAATTGTTCCAATGACGCGGAGTTTATGGAGCATTACAAGTTCCTGATCGCTGAAAAGATGAGAATCACAAAACCCGGTTGCCTTTCCGCTGTGCATTGCAAGAACCTCGTGAACTACACGAACCGGGACGGCAAGGCGGGGATGCGAGACTTTCGGGGTGAAATCATCCGCGCCCACGTTGAGCTTGGATGGGCTTACCATGCCGAGGTTACAATCTGGAAAGACCCCGTGATTGAGATGCAGCGGACAAAAGCGCAAGGCTTGCTTTACAAGCAGCTTCGCGGCAACTCGAAATACACGCGCACCGGCATGGCGGAGTATCTGATGATCTTCCGCAAGTGGGGTGATCCCGAGGAAATGAAGGAGAACCCGGTGACGCATTCCCGCGAGGATTTCCCGTTGGATCAGTGGCAGCAGTGGGCTTCTCCCGTTTGGATGGACATTCGGCAAACTAACGTCCTTAACGTGAGGGCCGCTCGATGCCCCTCCGACGAAAAACACCTTTGCCCTCTCCAGCTCGATGTCATCGAACGAGCCGTGACGCTGTGGTCAAATCCTGGCGATTTGGTTTATTCGCCGTTTACCGGCATCGGAAGCGAAGGCGTGATGTCGCTTGAGCTTGGCCGTAAGTTCACCGGCAGTGAGCTAAAAGAATCGTATTTCAACCAAGCTTCGCAAAACCTCGCAAACGCCAAGTCGCAGTTGACGCTGCTCTGATTTCCCCATGCCGACCTGAGCATGTCGAGAAACTGCTCGCTTACCCATCAAACAAAATGAACCGCACAAAACAAATCAAACACTGGCAAGGCATCATCGAAACCCTGACAGCCTCATACAATCGCTTAGACGATGCCTGCAACGCAGCGATCAAGGCCGGGTGCATGGACACCGAGGGCGAGCTGCACGAATCCATCTGGGGCGCATTTGAAGACGCCGTGCAAATCATCGACCCGGACGGCTGGCTTGACTGGTGGCTGTGGGACAACGGTCGCGGCGGGCACGGAATGCTG